GATAATGATCCTGGGAAAGATCGTTATTATTTTACTAGTGTAAATTTCTTAAAGAGCTTTTCTTCAAGGTAATTTTCACTTTCTCACTTTCCCCTTAGATGTTATCTAAGCTTGCCTTGTTATAATAATTTATAACTCTACTAGTATGTTTACTATCTTACTTTCGTAGATATGGCTAGCCCACGTGACTCTATGATGACGACTGCTCAAGACGCTAAGAAACGTAAAGTTTCTCATATTTTGAGTCCGATTCGAATGATCGAGCCTGCTGCTCAATCCCTCGCAATCATCCCAGTTGTCCCTCAAGTCCAAATGGATGACGCTGAAGCTATGGCTGAATTGCTGTATCGTGAACGCGCCCGCATTGAACTTGATATTAATCCTGCTTATATCAGTAGATTGGAATCCCGTCGAGAGATTGGTTTCTATCCTCCTGTTGCAAGTAAGAACGTTCCGTTCACTACTTTCAACATCGATGTCGCTGAATTCAGACGCTGCATAACACATGTACTTACTGCTGCACTCAAAGTACGTTATTACGATCGATCAAATCTTCGCAACGCTGAGATCAATACTGAGATAAACACGATTGTGCCTCGCACTGTGTCTGCATGCATGTGTGCCGTTTACGCTAAACTGCGCTCAATACATCGCACCCACGGTACCCTCCGGAATAGGTATGTCACTACTCCTACTTACAATAAGGATATTGAACTGCCCCTTCCTTTAGCTATCGCTATACAAGGTCTAGGTGCCTTCCGCACTGAAAGCATTCTCGCAAACCGAGTTATCGCTCCGACCTACCCTGAGGCCACCCAGTATGAAGGACGCGCTCAAGACGCTTTCAACATGACTGAGTACCAGAACTACATCCCAACTCTTAAAGATCTTGGTATCCCCTGTAAATCAGTGGAAATCCATGACAAGAAGGGAACCGCTTGGTGGAGTTACAAAATCCACAACGACCACGGTACATCAGATCTCGTCTGCCTGCTTCCTCCTACAAACTACTCTCCGCTTGCTGTTGCAACCCGAATGCTCTTCCTCGCTACTCAGGACGATTCTGACGAATGTACTGATTTTATCGAATGGCCAGAAGATCTCGGTGATTATGGAACACAGCTGAAAGAAGCCCCACCCAACTCCAATGTTCGTGCATTTCTTGCCTTATGCCATGGACCCCTAGAAGAATGGAGCAATGGACATGCTTAAATATTTATTTATTTATGGTCATGTAATAATAACACAACCCCTAAGTTTTGCTGAACTCTTAAGTTCTACTTGATTTTACAATCGCTAAGAACTACCTTATATTTATTTATTTGTGTATTTCTCTTAAACGCTGATACTTTTACGTATCACATCCCGCACACACACACGGGATGGTGATGTGTTATCTTCTAGACGGACTTATCGTCAATGACGATAATCTCCTACTAGAAGGTACACAGCACCCTCTCATATC